CTGCTACTGTATCATCAGTAGAAGAGCTAGATATATAAAGAGTTGAAGCTGAACCTAAATATGAATATAAACCACCTTGAAGCCACACGGTTGCTAAAGTAGTATCTATAGCAGAATTAAAGCCAAACTTGTGTACGCTTTCGTGAAAACCAATTTGTCCTCTTGCTACTTGTAATTCAAAAGGCTCGGAAGTACCAACCCTTGAAATTGATGATACTTCCTGAGCCATATTTACAAATGCCTACTAATAATTCTTATTCAAAACCAATATGATTGAATAAGTATCACCGCTTGTGTGTCCTACAGTTGTGAAATCAATATCACCTGTCACACCACTACCTGCGTTATTCGGTATGCCTGTGAACAAATCATAATATTCATCACCTGTACTATCTGCAGGTAAACCAGTTAATAAAACATTCGATGTCGCATCAAATTCTATATTTACACCCATGCCTCTAGTAGCCCAATAAATACGAGCTACTGAGACAGAGGTGCATACGTCACCGTTACTATTTGGTTCCAAAGCCGATACATCAACCTTTTTAACAGCACTTTCGCCTGTGCCATCTGATACGTTTGTAAACTTCAGGATAGCTATGTTATTGCCATCCTGAATTGTTTGTGAGGTTACTGCGTCTGCCATGATTTACTCCTTATGCGTCAGCAAATGGTGTTACTATTGTTCCTGAACCAATTAATAATGAATCGTGAACAAGATAAGTAGCTGCATCAATAGCTGTTACTTGAACAACACTACCAACAATACCACCTTTTGTAGTACCATTAAGTGTCATAACATCATTAGTAGCACCCGGTACAAAAGCTTTTTTAGCACCATCGTCTACAGCGACAACTACAGCACCTTTAAACTTGTCAGTACCATCAGTTTTAATATCTAAATCAGTTGCTGCTGTTTCTATATAGAAATAGAAAGAAGCACCAATATTATTAGCCTGATTAGGGTCTGTTGGGTCGCTTGGTGTTGTTGTAACAATTGAAGGTAAAGTAAATTTACCGTCTGCATCGTTACATAATAAAATTTTTCCTGCATGTGCATCAACAGTTAATGTTGTATCTGCTGTTAAGCTAACACTACTATTGACACCTGCTGTGATAAATCCTGCCAATGACTTGACTGGACCTGAGAATGTCGATTTTGCCATAATTTCCTCCTAAGGAAATAAGTCTTACCATCTTGGCTTGTCTGCTAGGTCAGTTGGTAAAACAAGTTAATTAATCCTAGTCTTTTGATTGTATATCAGTTTATCCAATAAAAAAAGGGAGCTAATGCTCCCTTTATTGGTTTGAAGAACCTTAAGCTCCTTGTGAGCCAAAAACTCCACGCCAGTTAGATACACCAAATGAGTATCTTTCTCTAGCTCTATACCTAATATTACCTGTTGAAAATTCAGGTTCCATAGAAGTTTCTAGTGGTGTTCTATTGAACATTTTTAGACCTTCTCCATCTGCATTAACCGATGTCATAATGAAATATGCATCTGGGTCATTTAGATAGTGGTTAACACTATAACCATTTGGTATAGAAGACTGATTTCTTATTGAGTTGATATCATTGTCTGCTGTTCCAACTCTACCCGGTGTATTTAATAATCTATCCGCAATAAATGATAATTGTGGTGGAATTATTAATTTGTCAGGTCTAACTGCAATAGTTAGGTTTCTGTCGTCAACAAATGTTGATATATCAATAATGTTGTCTTCTAATGAAGTTTCATTTAGGTCAGCCATTGTTGTAGCTCTATTTCTAGCTGTTCCACCACCTGCTAATGGGTGTGCTGTGGAAATTAATTGCTGTCCGTCACCTATAGCAAAGTTTGAATCAAACGCATTATTTAATACGTTAGCACCTTTTACTTCTTTGGTGTGTTGCATTGAACGTGCCAATGCTTTTGTGTATCTTCTACCGAGTTGGTCATAGAGATTATCTTCAATAGCTTCTTCAGTTAATGAGAAAGCAAGTGCCACAGTTTCGTGTGTATATCTTGCTGTATATCCTTCTGAAGCGTTATCAAAGCTAACACCTGCACCCTCTTCCTTGACAGGAGCTGCACCAAATCCAACTACAAGGACTTCTTCTTCAAAAGCTCTGTCTGAGTCTTCTATAGAATAAATCTCTTTGTATTCTTCATTGTTTTCGTCATATTCAAGTCCAAAAAGTGCATTTAGACCCGGTTCGAGTTCTTTCGCTAATTGCGCTCTACTTATCGCCATCTAATTACTCCTTATGCTAATCCGGCACCTTTTACGCCGCATATATGATTTTGAATAACAACTAAAACATTTGTATTTGCTGAAGCAACGTCTGAGTTATCAGGGTCTTGACTAATGTCAATAGCTTTCAGAGGCAAATTTGTTGAAGTTGCACCTGTTGTTACGTCTAATTCTGCTCCTGAAATACCTGTATAGGTGCTACCTGAGTTTGTGTAGACAATATCAAAATTACCAAACAAATCAGCCACTGGGAAAGTGTCGTCTGCTTGAATCTCGAAGACCGTATTAGGGTCATCATGTACAAAAGCAATTATGTCTGAAGCATTAGTGCTTGCAGGGTAATAATTACTAAATACTTGCTCTGATGTTGTTGGGTCTGTATACATACAACCGTTGAATACGCCAACTATAGGAACCGTACCGCCATCTGCGTGAATTTCAATACCACCACCAGTAACTTGCATTACTAAGTCGCCTTGAAAAATACTTGTTCCGTAGTTTGCAGCTATTCTATAACGGCTTTGTCCGCCTGAATAGGGTGAGCCACCCATCATTCTTACAGGCTTTAGACCAAATGAAGCGTCTTTATTCGCCATAATTTATCCTACCTTTTTTTTCCAAATGATACATTCGATTTTCTATTAGAATCATACTTCACATATCTATTGTTGCCTTGAACTTCGTTAAACATAGTATTGTCTAGTGCTTGGTTCTGTTGAACATTCTTTTGTTTGTAATGCTCGTTTCTTTCAGCAACAGTTTCTTGTGGTATTTTTGCTAATATCAAACCACCTACTGAAATGACACCTGCATGTCTTCCATGCTCGATTGTAGGTAAAGGGAAATCAGGTATTTCGTCTTGTCTGACAAACTCCCATCCTTCTCTCATTCTAGCAGAAACATTGTTTCTATCTTCTACACCTACATACTCTGACCTAATCCATCGGTATTGATATCCCTCTGGAGCAGGCGGAGTTTCAAGCATCCTTGCTGGTTGCCATGGTTTTCTTCTAGCGTTTTTATCGTGTTGCTCTTCATCACGAGATTGGCGTGTTGTATTTTCAATTGCATCTATGTCCATTATTTAGCTCCTTCAAGTTTAACTATTTCTCTACCGACTCTTTTAAGCCACTCTTCTTGTGACATTCCGTAAGGTTTTAAGTTACTCTTTACGGAAGCGTGGTTAGAATTAATTTTAATACCGCTTTTCTTCCCTTGTGTTCCTTGGCGACTTCCAGAGGAAGCAGAAGCAACTCTTTGCACAGTTGAGTTGGTATCTTTTGATACGCCTTTAGGTTTATTCCTTATATCAGGATAAACCTTTAAAAGTCTTTTGTCTAATTCTTCGTAATATTCGTCATCATGACCGTCAAAACCTTCGTTTATCAAGTCTTCATGAATACCCATAGCAGTGTATGTTTTGACTCTATCCTTTTGGAACCAGTCATTATTTTTTTGCCATTCAACTGCTTTAGAATCAGGCTTAGGTCTATCATACACTTCTTGTTGCACATTTTGTATACTTTGTGCTGAATTTGTGAATGTTTGTTGTTGTTGGTTTTCTAGCTGAACTTTGGCTAATCTAACCCTTTCTTCTTCTAAAGAAACCTTATTAAGCAGCTCAACACTTTTAACCTCTAATTCAGGGTCATTAGTCTCTCTAGCTTTTCTATACAAGTCTTCTGCTTGTTGTCTTTGCGACTTAACACGATTCTCATACTCTTCAGTATAACTTTTGTCTAAAACACTAGCTCTTTTTTTAACCGTGTTATATTCATTTGATAACTGCGTATACTTAGACTCATACTCTGCAGCCCTTTGTTCTGCTTGTCGTATTTTGTCATTAAGTTTATTTATTCGTTTTGATACACCTTTAGTGTATTTATCAAGTTCATCGTCACCGCCTGAGTCGGTTTCAACTACAGATTCTTCAGCTACAGGTGTATCTTCTATATCTACAACTATTTCTTCTGTTTCGACTTGATTTTCATTATTTATGTCGTTCATATATGTTCTCCTTATACTGAAACAATGTCATCAGGGTCTAAAATAGTGGCTATGACTTCGTCATCATTTATAATTCTGACTTCGCTTTCATCAGCCAACCTAAACCTAGAGCCTGCATATCTACCTATTAATATCCACTGTCCTTTTTGACACCAAGGCTTAACAAACCTTTTTGTGTCTTTATAACAATCAGGACCCATGGCTACTACATAAGCAACTACAGTCGCTAGGGTTTCTCTATCTATGGTTTCCTTAACCAATTTAATACCGCCTTCTGTAACACCCTTGCCTTTATAGGGTAATACTAGAAGTCGCCATCCTGTAGGTTGAGGCATCCTTTCAAGAACACTTTTATCTAACAGGCTAGGGTCTAAAACTCTGTCGTCCTCTTCAACAAAAGCTTTTTTGAGGTCAATAGTATCTTCATTAACCTCAGTTTTTACATCACTACTCATCAAAATCTCCTTTTTCATGTAAGTGTTCTTTTATCTTATCATGAATATAGGATAATGCAGATATTTCACCCATTAAATATTGGTATTTCTCCATATCTTTGATGCCACCTGACATCAAGATATCCTTAATTTGCTCCTCTCTTTCGTTTAAACTTTTACGGAGAGCATGAATTAAATCATACTTATCCATTTAATTTAAAATACGCCGTTGAATTTGTTGCCTCGCAAAGCAGCCCCTTTACCTCTGCTTACGCCTTTGCCATAACCCGGTTTGTGTGCTGTATCAACTTTCACCTTTTTTGGTTGTGACAAGGCAATGCTTCCTTGACCTTTAATCTTTATGGAAGTTTTTGCTTTCATACTTTCTCCTTATTTAGATTTTTTGACTGCTTTTTTCTTAGCAACCGTTTTTTTCTTTGCTACTGTTTTTTTCTTTGCAACAGCTTTTTTTGCTTTTTTCTTAGGTGCCTTACCACCTTCCCATGCTTCGTTTATATCAGGGGTAGATAAGTCATCTGCTACATAATGACCTTTGTCATCTCTAGCTCTTTTAAGCTCTACTACTTCTTCTTGCATTTCAGCAATTTTGGTTTCAGCTTTTTTTTGTTTAATCTGCTCTATTATTTTTTCGTTAATTGAACTTGTCATTTATTCATCCTCGCTTGTAAATCTACTAATTTTAACTCTGCCTGTTGTTGCAATCTTTGTTTAGCAATTTCATTTTTCTCGTTGCCAATCATAGCCTGTTGGTCAGCTTTTTGTTGTTGTAATTGTAACTCAGCACCTTTTTCCATGGCATCTTGTTCTTCTTTAGCCATAAACTGTTG